TATATCTATGAGTATAGCAGCCGGGGGTAATTTCAGTTATTCAGTTCCTTTTCCCCATCCGTCTTTCCGGGGTTGTCCTCCACAAAGATGCCGCCCAGCGTACCGATAGTGCTGTCAACCGCGATGTCCAGTTCCTTAACCGCCGCCTCGATCATGGCCTTTACCTCCGCCGTGACCTTAATTCCCTTTGCTTCAAGCATCTGCACCACATAATCGTACTTCGGGATGGGCAGCGCACCGGCCTCGCGCTGCTTCTCCGCCGCCTTGACCAGAACGGTGACAATGCCGTACAGGCGCTTGTCTTTCAGCCAAGGGATGCCGGTCTTGATCAGCCACGGAACGGCCACGCCGGTGAAGAACAGGCCGAGGATGGCAAAAATGGCCTCAATGACAATGTTGATGATGTCGGGAATGATCTGTGTCATGGTGTGTACCTCCTTACACTTTCGTCAGATATTTCTTGTCCACGTTTCCTGTGATTGCGCCGCTTTTCAGCGTGGAGACTGAAATGCGGTCGCCGCTGATTGCCCGGACATACAGCTTTGCGCTGTACACCCACGAGGAGAATTTGCGCGTGGTGCCGTAGACTGTGGCGGCCTTGTCCATCGTCACCTGATCGCCCACGGCCAGCGCCGCCGCTTCGGTCTTGATGTCTGCCGCGTCCACCCAGCCGTACACGGTGCTTCCGCCGCCGCTCACGGCGACAAGGTGGTACGGATGCCTGCTCACAAGCGGCTGATACACCTGCGTCACCTTGGCCTTGCCCGGCTTGCACGGTTTGCCCACGGTGCTGTTTGCGCTGGTGTAGTGCCTCTCGCCGGTGAATGTCACGATGTCGCCCGCCTTGCACCCGCCGCCCTTGGCCGGTGCAGCGTCCGCCGCATTCCCGCCGCTGGTCGCCTCCTTTCCGCCGTACTTCGGTACGCCGTAGCCGCGAATGTACCGCCCGTTCACAGAAATGGTGCGGCGCTTCACGCTGTCGGAGTAGTTGCCCTCAATGACGGTGATGCTTGTCCCGCTGACCTTTTCCACGATGCCCACATGATCGGCGCTACCGGTACAGTCTCCCACGCCGCTGTCCTGCCAATCGTAGAAAATATAGTCGCCGGGCTTCGGCACATAAGCGTCGTTCTCCTGCCAGCTCCCCAGCTTCTTGAACAGCTCGATGTGCTTTCCGCAGCCGCACTCCGTCGGGATGATGTCGGTCATTCCCGCCGCGATGGCGACGGCGCTTGCGAACGTGCTGCACCATGCGTCCGTGTACTTCACGGCGTAGCCACGGGCCAGCGGCTTGTGACTGTTGTACAGGTCGATGATCTTCCTGTGGCTCCCGTCGCTCTCTTTGCATCCGATGTAGCTCTGTGCGATGCTCACGATCTTCTGCCGCTGTTCTTGTTCCGTCATGGGCTTTCCTCCGCTTCCTGCGGCGCTCCCTGCCGCATACTTGTCGTAATACTTCTGGCCGAACGCAGCTCGCCGGGCCTGCGCCGCCCCGCTCTGACCTGCCGGGCGCTCAAATTTCAGCAGCACCGCGTCCGATGCTGCCCGGACGCTTCCAGCCGTTTTCAGCACGGCCAGCACCGCCTTATAGCCCTCCCGCAGCTCTTTCATCAGGAAATCAAGCTGCATTTCCAGATCGCCGATGCTCTTTCGGCAGCATTGGGCATAGTCCAGCAGCTCTGCCTTGCGGGAGCAGTATGTCCATTGGGCGAGGCCATAGCCCGCCTTATCCGTTGCGAAGAACTGATACTTGCCGCTGTCCACCGCCGCCGTATAGCTTGCGTCGGTCACGCCAAGTCTCTTTTCGTATAGGTTCTCCACGTTGTTCGGGATAAGGCCGCTCTCCGCATACAGGTTTCCCATCAGACCGGCGGTGCCGAAGTCGTTCAGCCCCGCGCTTTTCAGATAATTCCAGATTTTCTCCTCGTTGTTCTTTCCTGCCAGCATGATCTATCCCTCCTCACGGTTCCTCTGTCTGCTGTGCAATCCGTTCCGCCTCCTCCTTTTCCCGTCTCATGTCCGCAAGCTGCCACCGCCTGTCCTGCTTCTTCTCCTTGGTGGTCTTTATCCAGCCAAGGATGCCGCACTCGCCGCCCAGCGTGGCAAACACACAGGTGATCAGCGTATCCGGCACGGAGCCGTACACGGTAAACAGCGCGATCATGGCAATCGTGAATACCGTCAGACACAAAAAGACGATCAGCAGAATAAAGTCCATGGTTCCCATGCGCTTCTTCCGGCCTTTCGCCTTTGCCTGCGTTCGTTTTCCCGCCATGTCAGTCCTCCTTGATGTGCGGGTGCGCGCTTTTATTCAGGTGCTTATCCAGTTTGTCCAGCGCATCCTTGCACGGCCCGTTGCACCCTTGCTCCACAAGCCCCTGCAACGCGCCGCGCAGGCCATAGCAGATAAGCGTCTGCTCCTCCTGAATGGCGTTGATGAACTCGCTCTGCTTTTTGTTGCTCTCAATGACCTTGTACACGGAAACAATGGCGGCGACCAGCGCTCCGATTGCTCCCAAAAGGCTGGCCGCCTTAATGATGGTGTCCGCGTCGATGTACATTTTCCTGTCCTCCTGCTTTCACTCCGGCCATTCGTCCCCGCCGATGGCCCTGCGGTATGCCTCGTCGGCCTCCGCGATCTCGTCTCGCCCGGTCACGGTGTCGCCCAGCTCCGCAAGGCGTGTCGCCAGCACCCGGACGGTACGCGCCTGCATTTCCACAAGTGCCTCCAGCTCTGCGATGATCTGCAAATGGCTGCTCACGCCGTCGCCTCCGTCCAGCCGTATACCCCCGGTTCCCACACATTGGCATCCGCCGTTGATGTCCAATGCTTTCCATTGTGGCTCACCTTGTCGCCCTTTGCGTAAGCGTCATGCGCCCCCACCGGCTGGCTCCATTCCGGCCATTCTTCCGCCGGGTCAGATGCCGCCGACCAAAGCGACACCGCCTTGTCCGGTTCCCATCCAGCCTGTGAGGTGTGCGCCTGTACGCATTTGTACAGCTTGTCCCCCCAGTTGCGTAGCTGCCCCACCGTGTAAGCAACGCCGGTCTGCCACGTTTCAAACAGGCTCTTATGCTCCCCCGCAGTCACAGCGTCGATGCTTCCGCTCTCCGCCAGCGTCACAAAGGCGATCTCCGTTGCTTTTCTCGTTTCTTCCATCACCTTTATCCTTTCCACATACCGGTAATGCTCGCTGATGGTATAGAAGTCGTACCGCGTCCCGTCCTCGTCCGTGTCGCTGTGATAGTGCCGGTCGATGCGGCAGCGGTCTGTGATGCTGCTGTCGTCGTACTCCCGCACCGTGGTCAGGTATTCACCCTCCCGCAGCGCGGGGCCGCCCACGATTTTCAGGTTTTCCCGTTCTACGCCGCCGATAACGCTTGTTCCGTAGACGTATTCCATCTTGCCCGCTCCTTTCTTGCGTGTTCTCTGACCACGCATTTCAATTTCCGCTGCAAACCCGCCTCCACATAGCTCTGGAAAAAGTGAACGTGATTGCAGTGCTTCATCTGGCCCAGTCTGGATAAAAGCCCCTGCGCCAATGCGGGCTTGATCGCGTGGTGCCGCCGCATGGCACGGCGGCAGGCGGAAAGAGAATGTTTCAGGCGCACCATGTTTCGTTTCCGCAGCAGGGTATACCCTCGCCCGAAGCGATACCCCAGCGCCGCCACCGTCCGCTTTGCTGTCGGATAGAGCTGCCACTTGCCGTTCAGCCGCAGGCCGTGTGCCGCCAGCCATTTCTCGATCAGCTCCCGCAGCCGCCGCAGCTTCCGCTTGTTCCGCCCGAACAGGGTAAAGTTGTCCATGTACCGCAGGTAGTGGTCGCACAGACCGCTTTCCCGTATCAGCCGGTCAAGCGGTTGCAGCACCGTGTTGGCAAACCATTGGGAAAAGTAAGCGCCGATCAGAATGCCGTGCTTCATCAACCGTTCGCATACCTCCAGCATTCGCCGGTCTTTCACCAGCCGCCGGAGCCGCTTCATCACCGTCTCCGCCGTCAAACTGTCGTAGAAATGGTGGATGTCCAGCTCCTCGGCGTACTTCGTCCCTTTTTGGTCTGTCCGCATCCACTTCTTGATGGCCCGAACGCCGTAATGGATGCCCCGGTTTCGGATGCTCCCGCAGCAGAAATTGTCCATGCCCCGCATCATGATCGGCTCCAACACCTGAATGACCGCGTGATGCACATACTGGTCAGGCCATAGTCTCGGCTCCGATATGTCCCGCCACTTGCCAGCGCTCTTGTCCCAGCGTCGCGCAAGCCTCGGCTCGTTCGCCTCGTAACCGCCTGTAATGATCTCCCGCAGCTCTTTTACATAGCGGTCAACGTCCGCCTCCACCCGTGCCACCGTCCGGTTTGGCCTGTGGTGCGGATGGAAGCGGTGTGTCACGTTCACAGCGAAGATCGCCAGCCGCAGGTTTTCTTCCGATACCAGCTTTGGAAATAGGTTGTTTGCTCGTTTCATCAGGAATGTTTTCCTCCTTTTAGCCTCACGGTCTTTCCATCGCCTCCACGGGTTGTGGAAGTGTACTAAACCGTGTCCTGATGGCTTATCTGCACCAAGGGGTGCCGAGGATGTCCGCGCCCCGGCGTGGGTCTTTGCGTTGCCGGGTATGGAGGTGGGTAGCCAGTCCATAAAAGGACGCGGCAGCCGATGTTCGCGTTCGAGTTGGACGCGTTGGTGTAGTTCACGTAGAACAGCCCGTGGTTCCCGTTCTGGTTATAGTTACCGCCGAAGTACAGGCACGGGTTGGAAGCATTGAAGTTCCAGTAATCCGCCGAATATGTCGTCTCACTACCGCCCGATGCCGTGGGATAGATAACCCATTCCAGACCGGCCACCGTTGCCACGGTAAATGCGCTGGGCCATCCGCTCGACGGAACGCCCACGGCGGTGCCGCCGCTGTTGTCGCTGAAACTGCTGGGCGTGTTGATGATGTTCAGGCCGTTGCTGTTGTAGTAGCAGCCGTCGCCCCAGTCATACACGTTGTCCCACGGCCCCTCGATGTAGCGGTACTGCGTACCGAGACCGTAGCTGTCCCGGCTCGCAAGCGTCGTTCCGGTGTGATAGGGCATACTGTCCGTATAGCCCATATTCTCCGTTGCGCTGTTGTTGCCGCAGCCCTTGCCGATGGTTTTTTGGCTGTTCCAGTCCGCAAACTCCACAAGGTACAGCATCCAGATCGTCATACGCATCTGAATGTCGCTCTGCCAGATGTTGCTCCCCAAATTGTGGATGCTCGTGCGGGCCGTGCTGCGTGTGATATTCGCTTTCGGTTTTACGCCGGACTGGCTCTTGTAGTTGTTGGTATTGCAGTGATAGCGGCCAACGTACACAATGTCTCGCTCGCCCGCGCCATCCCCTCTGTCTGCGTGGGCAGGGGAGACGTGAAAGCCGTCCGTTTCCTTATCCGCGATCTGGAGTTTCAGGCTGTTCCCGCTCTTTGTCCACTTGTACCAGAACTTCGGGATAGCCACCAGCTCACCGGCCACCGCATCCGTCACGCGCACCATCCCGCTCCACGGGTACAGGTTGTCAAATGGGCTTCCGTAATTGGTCGCCCCCGCCCTGTACGGGGTCGGGTTCACGAAGCTGGCGGCCTCGTCCGTCCGGCTCCACACCGTCGTGCTGGTTCCATCCCACACCACGCCGTAGATGTGCCGATAGGCCAGCTTCACATTTACCGTCTGTCCGTCCGCCGTGATGGTTGCGGTATCCTCCGCCGTCTCTCCGTTCTTGGTGGCGGTGATGGTGTAGGTGCCGCTTTCCGTCACGGTGAAGTCCACCGTCCCCGTTGCAGATGCCGTTTTGCTCTGCGTCTTGCTTCCCTTGGTGCAGGTGACGGTGGAGCCGCTGTCAATGCTCACGCGGATGGTCGCTGTGAAGTAGGATAGCGTCGCCGTGTACTGCTGCACCACGGAGACCGTCACCGTATCCGTGGCAGTCTGCCCGTTCTTGGTGGCCTTGATGGTGTATGTTCCGTAGTCCTCCACATCAAACGTCCATTTTCCGCCGCTCTCCGTTGCGGTGTATACCTTGGTTCCCAGCGTGGCCGTCACCGTGGAGCCGGTGGGCGCGGTCACAACGATCTGCGCCGTCATGCCTACCTGCGGCAGACTGTCCGCGCTGAGCTTGCCGTCTGCCCCCAGCGTCGGGATGCCGTTCGGCACGTTGATGGGGAGCTGATCGGTGTCCATCTTCCCGTCCGCGCCGAGACCTGCCACGCCGCCCGGCGTATTGACAGGGAGCTGGCCGGTGCCAACCTTGCCGTCCTCTCCCAGTCCGGCCACTCCGCCCGGTGTGTTGACAGGGAGCTGGCTGACCGGCACCTTTCCGTCTGTCCCCAGCCCCGCCTTTTTGGCAAGAGCCGCCGCCACCGCACCGCTGGTCAGCAGCTTGTCGCTGTTCTCCGTCGGCACCGTGTCGAACGTCTGCGCCGTAACGCCGCCCTTGCCGTCGCCTTTCAGGATACCGCTGGCGGTGATCTTGTCCTGCTTGTCCGTAATGGCCTGACGGATACCCTCGTGCGCGTTTTCATCCTCGTTGTGTGCCTTGATGGCAGCCGCCATGCTTTCTGCTGTCACCAGCGCCGAAGCGTCGATGGTCACCTGCAGCGTCCCGCCGCTGCCCGTAAACTCCAGCAGCCCGTAGAATGTGTACACATAGTCCGGCACGTCCGTCTTGCTGGGGATTTCCACGCCCGCGTCCGTATCCGTCTGAAATAGGGCGATCAGCCTTGCCGCGCCGCTGTCCAGCTTTGCCCAGATACCGAGCTGGTTCAGGGGGTAACCTGTTGCCAGCGGGGTAACTTGCAGTTGCAGCTTTTGCCCCTGCGCCGTTGTCTTGTTGGACAGGATGCTTGCCGTCTGCTTTTCGCTCACAAGCGCCGTCTGTGCCAGCATCGCCGCCTCACTCACACGGCCCGTTCCCGCCGCCGCGCGGGTAATTGTCAGCGTCTTTCCCGCTGTCCATTGTGCCAGCAGCTCACTTCCGCTGTTGGTGATAACGCCTTTCCATGCCACTTTTCGTTTCCTCCTGACTTAGAATTTCGATGCGCTTCCGAAGTCAACCACCGCCGCGCCAGCCATAGCCGCGATGCCGTAGGCCGTTGCGGTGCCGCCCGCATCGTAATATTCCACTTCCTCCAGATGTGCGCTGAACCTCTTGGCAGCGGCGAGCCTGCGTTCGATCTCCTCGATAGTCATGGCGGCGAACTTCTGCCGCTCCTCCACGGTGGTGATGTTTACCCGCAGTCTGAACTTTCCGTGGGTGCCGCCGTACTCAAACCATTCCTCCAGCTTTGTTCCCGGATAGATTGCGTCGGCCTGCGTTCTTGCAGCTCCCGCAGTTCCCATTGTTCGCCGGATGTTCAGCGCCGTCTTGACAATGCGCCGCTTCTGCTCGATGTCGTACCCTGTGTCGTACCAGTCGATCTTCCAGTTCACGGCCAGCGCATCCAGCACCTCCTCGGCCACGGTGTCGATGGCGGTATAGACTTGGCTTGCGTCGATGTAGTCCATCGTTTTCCGGTGCAGCTCCAGCATCGCCAGCGACAGCGCCCTGACCCACGGCTGCTCCGCAAGGACGCGCGGCAGGCCGTCCGTGATCTGCGCGTCTTTCAGCCCCTTAATCATCCTCCAGTCCTCCATAGGTCACAGTCGCGCCGGTGCATTTCGGCAGCTCCGTCGCCTCGATCACGGTATCCGCCGGAGCCGTCAGCGTCACTCGCTTAGCTCCCGCCTCCCGCAGCCGGGCAATTAGCTCCGTGGGGTTGATGTCCCGTCCCAGCTTTCTTTGCCATGTCTGGAAGTCCGCCACCGCCGCCGCGATGCGGCTTTGTATCTCGCTCACGCTTCGCTGGTCGCTTTCCGCAATCCAGTATTTCACGGTGATGGCGTATTCCACCTCGTCCGGGGCCAGCGCCGTCACCTTGTCGCACAGCGGGCGGATGGTCTCGTCGTCCAGATAGACCGCCATGGCCGTCAGCTCCGTGCTGTTGGGGACGCGCAGCCCGTTCTCGTCCTCGATCACGAAGTAGATATTTACCTCGTCC